CTATAATCTTCTTTATCTCTTCTGCTTCTCTTGCTGAAGTTGCAATCATTTTAAATGTAAATGAAAATTCTCTTAGATTAACGGCACGGAATAAACTTCTAGTATTAGGATTTACTGCTACACGAGTTCCCCTTGCAATTGCACCGGCTGGGCCTTGTGCACCAACGGCTCGTGCTGCCCTTTGCGCCGCAAAGGCTCCAGCTGTACTTTGTAGACTAGGATTTTTAAATACATCAATTAGTGATACAATATCTGCATTTGTTAGTGCCTGGCCAGCTAATGATAAAGCATCACTAGTTCCTGAAGCTATACCAGCTTCAACTACTGCACCAGCAGTACCAAGATCAATCGGTCCTACTTGTACACCATCGGTAATTTGAATAGCTTGAGGAAGATATAATCGAACTTCTTTACCAATCTGCTGTAATCGTAATTGTCTATCACCTCTTGGTGAAATATTAACATTAGAACTCTGTTTACCCTCAAATTGTTTTAGATCTTCAGAAGTTTTTCTTTTAAAAGTTTGGGGATCAATATTTACTCTCCGCGGGTCACCAGAAGAAGTAGCAATTGGATTTCCGTTCCGATCAATAGAATAATTTCCGGATTGATTTTTCTTTCTCAATGACTCTTTTATTATAGGATCCGCGTAGGGATCTTGGAATCCCTGACTTGTTGCATCACCGGAATTTGTTACCTTTGAACTAGCCGAGGTTATAATTTGAGAAAGGTCATCGATAATAGATTCAGGCTTGAGAGGTTTAAAAATTACTTCAGCAGCATATCCATAAGATTCTAGAGGATATTTAAGAGATGCTGGTTGGTCTGCTCCGCTTCGAGCACTACCTCCCAGGGTAGATATTGCATCCGATATAAATTTAGAAAAAGAAGAGGAACCAGAAGTATTTACTGCTTTCCGACTAGAAACCCCTTCATCGATTGGAACAGCGTCCGGCGACGGTTTGAAGTTAACTATGGTGCCGTTACTCTGTCGATATCTGGCCATTTTAAATACCTATAAATATAAAAATCTTAACATTATTTATATAGAAACTATGGCCTATTCTGGAAAATATAAAATCAAGAATCCAAGCAAATACCAAGGTAATCCAACCAATGTTATTTACCGATCCCTATGGGAAAAATACTGTTTTAAATGGTGTGACGAATCAAGTGACATACTTAAATGGTCAAGTGAAGAAACCGTTATACCTTATTTCTACGATGTTGATAAAAGATACCATCGATACTACGTTGACCTAAAAATTACTTTTAAAAACAAAGAGACCTGGCTTATTGAAATCAAACCGAAGAAAGAAACAAAGCCGCCGGAATATCCTGGACGTAAGACTAGGCGTTATATAACAGAGGGTATAACCTATGTTAGAAATCAGAATAAATGGAAGGCAGCAGAACAGTTTGCTAAGGATAGAGGTTGGAGATTTGCTATATGGACTGAAGATACATTAGAGAAAATGGGTATTAAACCCCGATCAACTAAACCACTAAAACCCTATAAAAGACGTAGCAAATCGACATAAATAGATGTACTATGAGTAATTTATTTCAAAAACTAGAGCTTGAAGCTTTCCGTGCCGGTATTACACCACGAACTGCTGAATCACGTGAGTGGTTCCGTAAGAAAGTGGCAAATATGCGGAATATAAATCGTAATACATTAATGAGAGACGAATCGTTACAGTTAAGAAATCGTCAACTTGTTGGTTCAATGAATATGTTTTTTTATGATCCAAAGAATAAAGATACCCTTCCTTATTATGATAGATTCCCTTTGGCTATTATTGTTGGTCCTGCTGAAAAAGGATTTTATGGTTTAAATCTACACTATCTGTCACCAATACTTCGAGCTAAGTTTTTAGATTCTCTTATGGATATTACTAACAACCGAAGATATGACGAAACAACTAAATTTCGCATGTCATACGATTTACTACAACGTGCTGGAAAATACAAATACTTCAAGCCGTGTTTCAAACATTATCTTACTGATCATGTAAGATCACGCTTTGCAAGAGTAGAAGCACCAGAGTGGGAAATCGCAACATTTTTACCAACAGCTGATTTTGCAAAATCGACTCGATCGAATGTATACAGAGAGTCAGCAAGAATTGCGAGACAAAGATGATCGATAGACTTAAATCGCAGATTTCATCTAAACGTGGTGTTGCCTCACCTAACTATTATAAAGTAACATTACCTGGGGCAAGGTTTGGAAGTAATGCAGATCAACTTAATCTTCTTTGTCGGGGAGTAAATATCCCAGGTAGACAAATGGTTACTACTGATCGAAAGATTGGTAATACACTTATAAAAGTTGCGCAAGATCATGCATTTGACGATGTTACACTTACATTTTTACTTTTAAATGATTATGGCGTACGTCGGTATTTCGAAAACTGGCAAGCTACTATAATTAATCGAGATACAAAAGAAGTTGGTTATTTTAAAGATTATGCATTTCCAGTACAGATTGCGCAATTAAAGAAAGGCGTTGGGTTTCCAATTGCTAATATAGATCTCGGTCTTCCAAGTCTACCATCAGAGATTCAAGGAAGATTACCAAGTCTTGGACCAATCAATCTTGCCCAAGGCGAAATTGATTTTAATTTTTTGACCGGTGGAGATGTTATTTACGAATGTGAGCTTCTGGATGCATATCCAACCAATATGGGTCAGATTCAATTAGCAGATACAGCTGAAAACTCACTTATAGAAATTACTATCCAGTTAACATATCGTAACTGGAGACAAACTGGTACTTCAGAAGGATCACCAGTAACCGATTTTATACAATCACAAATTGGCACTTTCGTCAGTAGATTATTTAGTTAGGATGAATTAGAATATGGCACTACCAAAGTTTAATGATACACCAATATATGAAACAACTATTCCTTCAATAAGTAAGAAAATAAAGTTTCGCCCATTTTTGGTAAAAGAACAAAAGATCTTGATGATTGCACATGAAAGTCAGGATCAAAGACAAATTGCAAGATCAATTTTAGATACGATCGAATCATGTATTCAGGAAGAGATTAGTACTAAAACTCTTACCTCTTTTGATATTGAATATTTGTTCTTAAATATTAGAGCAAAATCAGTAGGAGAAAATGTAGATTTATTACTACCTTGTACAAGTGACGAGTGTAATCATTCTACTCAAGTTAGTATTAATTTAGAAGAAATTAAATTAGAAGGTGATAAACCCCCACCAATTATAAAACTGAATGATCAGTATGAATTACAATTACGTTATCCTAGATATGATGATATTATAGAAATAGCCGGTGCGGGTGACGTAGGTCTTACTGAACAGATGTATGCTATGATGCAAGCTTGTATGGGTACGCTTTTATCAGAAGACGAAAGAATAGATTTTACCGACGAATCGAAGGAAGAGATTTCTGAATTCTTAGATTCTTTACCAACAAAGGTATTTGAACAGATTGTATCCTTTACACAGGATCTTCCGGCATTAAAATATAAATCTGAATATGTTTGTTCAGAATGCGGTAAAGAAAATGAAAGAACTATAGAAGGATTAGCGGATTTTTTGCAATATGCCTCTCCCACGACGATTTAGTGAATTTTTATCAAATAAATTATAAGCTGATGCAAAACTTTAATTATTCTTTAAGTGATCTAGAAAATCAAATGCCCTGGGAGAGGGAAATTTACGTAACTATGTTAATACAAGACTTGAAAGAACAAAAAGAAGAACAACAAAGACAAGCTATGAATAGAGGCTAATATGTCAACCTTAAAAGATGTAGTAAAACAGTTACAGGAGAATAACGAAGAGTTATCCTCTATGAATGCAAATCTTGCAGCAATGTTTCGGTTTGATAGGGAAAAGGCAAGACTTGATAAAGCTGCATATCTAGATCAGATTGCTGAAAAACGGAAACGTTCTGCTGCTCCTGCCGCTGGCGCAGGAATTGTTGGTGCAGCTGCATCAACTGGTGACAAAGGATTAGCTCTTCTCGGATTACCATCACTTGCTACACTATTACCTGCTATTGGTGCCATTGGTGCTACTATGGCAGGTTTAGATGATGCCTTTAAAGCACTAAGAGTTATAGATTTAGGAAAAGGAATTCTTGACGGGGTAAAAGCATTTAATGGTAAAACATTGTCGTTTATCGATAGTATAAAAGATACCACTAGAATCTTTACTACAATGATCGATGATTTTTCTAAAGTACTAACATTTGGTACAGGAGAAATTACGGCAAAGCAACCTGGCTTTTTAGCTAAAATAGGTACCTACTTTGATGATCTATTAAAACCTGTTACTACTGCCTTTGATAATTTCAAGCTTGGATTTACCAGAATTGGCACTAAAGCAACGGGAATAGTAGATGATCTTCTTAAGATGGAAGACTTTACTACTCTATCTGCTAAGATGGGAGCATTCTTCGGTACCATTGCAGCACCTTTTAAAAATATTGGTAAATTTCTACCTACTGTAAATTTCGATGCTTTGAAAGCTGCCTTTGGTTCTATGGACGAAGGAACGGGATTATTTGGTTTAATAGGAAAACTATTCAGCGCTTTAGATCCGCTACTTGCCCCCATAAAAAAAGTACTTGGTGTTCTAGCTAAAGGACCATTCCAGATCTTTCTTTCTGTAATAGATTTTGTTATGGGATTCTTCGAAGGATTTACTTCACCAGAAAACAAAACGCTATTTGATAAAATTACAGCCGGTTTAGAAGGTGGATTTAAAGGTGTTATAAAAGGCTTCACTGATGCTATGGATTTACTCTTTATTAAAATCCCAGCATTCTTTGCCGAAAAATTAGGATTTAAAGGTGTGGCAGAAAAGCTAAAAAGCTTTAGCTTGACTGCTTTGGTTGATCCTGCATGGGAAGCAGTAAAGAACTTCTTTAAGGATGCATTTGCTAATCCGGAACAATTCTTTAGCAATATAGCTAATACCTTAAAGGATATACCTATTCAATTCCTAAAGTCTTTATTATCTGTTGCACTACCGCCAAAGGACATGTTTAAATTTACATTGCCTGAAGCTGACCTTGGTCCACTTGGTAAGATTGGTGGAGCGCAAATAAATTTAAATCCTATTCCTGATTCTCTATATAAATTTGTCGGTATGGATGGTGGTAATACTGAACAAGCCCCGATACAATCAAGAGGTTCACTCGGAGAATTCGGTTCGCTTGGTGGTGCAAGAGCCGAAGATTTAGCCTCACCAGTCGCAGCAACTGCGTCATCACCAATTGTTGTATCAGATTCGTCGGTTAAAACAACACAGCAAATCCAAAATTCAATGGGATTAATTATGGATAAGTCAACACCAGCTAAAGATCTTTCGGCTGGTGGTATTTCAAGATTTGCCTTTAGCGATGCAGCACCATAAAGAAAAGGGAGCCGAAGCTCCCTAATCCCCATTATACCTAGTCGAAACCAAATATAATTTTCTCCTTTGTTGTTGCACCAACTTTCGTCCGAATCTTATTCAGCGACTAGGCCCATACGGGGTTGGCTTACCTTAACCTTCTTGAGCTAACTTAGCAAAGTAGCTCATCGTATCATCTTCATCATCCTTTTTTCCTTCGGACGATGATAGTGTATCAAGTTCTGAAATACTTTGTGCTGGCATTTCACGCGGTGTTGAAGCTGGTGCTTCGTTACCAAGTGAAATCTCATCACGTACACTCATTGGTGATACGGTACCAAGTACATTCTCAAGCTTTGTTTTTAATTCAGCGTAAGATTTATACTTGTTTGGACTAGTAAATTCTTCTGCAAGATCATGCATCGAATTGTAAATACCTTCAAGATAAGTATCATCGTCTGATAGTACTGATGGGGAATCGAACTCTGACTTATCGTAGTTTACCCAACCATCTACCTTACGGATCTTAATCTTGAAGCTTCCGCCTGCCCAGAAATCGAATGGATTCATAGGCGTTTCATCTGCATATTGTGGTTGCATAGCATCCATAATCTTATCAAAGATCTTTTTGCCATACTGATACATGAAGACCTTGCCTTCATTTTCGGGATTAGCTGGATCTGAAACTACTAATACATTTGATACATAATGAAGTCGACGTTTCTGAGTACGTGCTGTTTCTTTATCTGCATCAATACCTGAGTTCCAAAGTTTAGAGTTCATTTCACCAACTGGATCATCTTGACCAATCGATGTAAGAGAACGTTCGATATACCATTTACCAGTTGGACCTTTAAATCCATGATCCCAGTAACGAACCCACGGAAGTTCTTGACCTTCTGCTGCCGGCAAGAATCGGATAACAGCATAACCATTACCCATCTTATCGACAGTTGGCTTCCACATTCGTTCGTCTTTATAGGAGTTTTTTTCGCCGCCACCGACAGACTGTGCTGCGTTAACTAGTTTGTCGATAGAGGTGGATTTGCGTTTAAGTTCTGCGAATGACATTATATTTTCCTCGTATGTCTGAAATATTACTGAATTATTATACCGCATATTTATGCGTTTGTATATCCCTATTTAGGGGTAATTGTTATTTCTTTTACCCTGTGGGTTTGTTGTAGTATCCAATCGATAACCGATACACAGTAATCAATTGACATTTTATTTTCTTTTACCTGTTCAACTCTCGGACTATCAAAATATCCGAACCGAACAATAGTTGTATTAATACCACTATAGAACAGTTGTTCGTTTGCTTTATCAAGAGCAAATTTTTCTATTGCATATGGATGCGGTCTTCTTTTTATACCATCTGATGAATTAGATCCTATATTAATAATACGCTTATTAAGATTTGCAGCATGATATAGAAGTCTTACCTGACTGAAACCGTCATGTTTACAATTAATAAAAATATCACAGTCTTCAAGTTTATCGATACAATTATATTTTTCTGATAAAGCTTTACCTAGACCTCTACGTGTTCCTGTAATATAGAATTTATCCAAAATCTAATGTTGCCTTTTTTGGTAGTAGATTTAGATCCATTGCTTCAACCTCAAGCTTTGACTGTAGTTGTGCCCCGATAAATTTCTTTACATCTTCAGGATCAATACTATTCTTATCACAGATATTGAGTACTGCATCCATATAAGTCATATGATCGTCACGTACTGCTTTTTCTACAAGCTTGGTAAACTCTGCTCTATTGAGAAAATCGCCCATAATATTCCTTTATTATTTTAAATAAAACCATGTAATCAAAGACTCTCTTGTTCCTTTTTCTACTGGCATAACCTGATGGAAAGTTTCTGAACTAAACATTATACTCTCACCAACCTCTAGCTTCGGATTGATAATTTCTTTATCCTCTTTACTTCTGAATAGTACTAAGTCTCCGCCTATAAGGTCATCAGACTCTGATAATAAAGTTACAGAAGTTAATATCCTCCAATCTTTTTTATCGCCTTTTCTGATCTGATCATTATGCTTTTTAAAATGATCCCCAGGACCATAATGAAGATACTGAAGTTCTTTTATCTTCATACTTTCATTAGGATAAAACTCTTCAGCCATAGGAAGAAGTTCACTATAAATGTTTGCCCATTCAGGAATATTCATAGCGGTTACTAAAGTAGATCTATATGAGGTATCGATAGTACTTCCATTGCCGCGCGCAACAGAAGCTTTATGCGTTTTAAAATCTGGGATTTCGTCAATAAGATCTAATAGTGTATCTTCACTTAGTGCCCTTCTTTTAATATAAAGATCTTTCATTAAGAATCACTTACTCTTAGGAGTACCATATCCTTGTTTATTCTGCCAGTAGGTTCAACAGTCTTTGTTGTTAGTGTACGCCAATACTTATCGATTTGTTTCACGGTAGCTGTTTGGAATATACCAAGCATTTCTTCTGGCTTACGAAGTCGTATAGATCTTGAATTGACCTTATCAAAATTCTTAATTGTTGTACCCGAGATTTCAAATCCAGCAGCTGACTGAGTAACAAATTCTGTAATAATACGTTCTTTAACATGGAAGGTGTATAATCTCCGTGATCCAACAAGCTGTATCGGATTAATCGAAGTAAGTTTGAATTCGGCTGACTCTTTTAAATAGTTGACCTTAGCAACTTGTTTGTCTGCCGTTTTTGTACGCTTAACCGAAGTCTTTCTTGTAGCTTTCTTACTAAGGGCATATCTTTTTATATCTTCAATAATTTCTTGTAAGAAAGCCAGGTATTTCTTTCTCTGGGGTACAGACATATAAGAATATGCTTCAACAAGATCCTCTGGCTTATCTCTTACCAGTTCTTCAATCTCTTCCTTTATAGGAACATAGTAATCGAATGTCGCTTTAGCACTAAACATACTTAATCCTGCAAGTTGCATTTCTTTGTACATATTAAAGTCTTTTGCATTCTGCCAATCGTCAATTACCTCGTCTATTGTACCAATAAATTCTGAAGTAATACGCTTAACCCGATCCATAGGAGATATAACAGGTTTCTTTGCTGCCTTAGCATCACTGTCATTCTTTTCAGCTAACTTACGCATTGCTGCATTTCGAACTTCATCGATGTATACCTCTACGCAACGTTTATGATTCCACTTTGGCGGAAACTCTTTTTTCATATCTTCCCAAGCAATCGATGCTGCAGGTCCATACTTTACAGTATACAGGTAGTCTGGTGCAGAAAGCAAAATCTTCTGCTCTTCGCCTTTATAATTAGATCTTATGTAATTTCTGAGAACACTAGCTATATGTTTGCGTTCTAGATCCATTCGGAAATAAGCAGCAAATGCATCCCATGAATGGTCAGGCGCTGCGCCAATACCAGTTCTAGGCTTGCGTGGTAAAGGTGCTTTCTTCCGACGTCTAGTCGTCTGACGACGTGCGTTTGCTCCAGCCATTATATTTCCTTTCATCACAAATTTTCATTATTTCAGTTTCACCGTCTGCATTAACATACGTTCTGACATAACCTTCATTAATAAGACTATCCACAGTAGCTTCAATTATAGTCTGCTGACTTAATCTTCCGAAGTTTTTACCTATCATAAAGGCACAGAAACAAACCCCAGCAAGAAAAAGATATGTAGGATCATTAAACATGTTTTTACCTTTCCTAGATATACTATACTATTTATGATAGGATGTAAATCCCCTATGTGAAACTTTTTACCCTATCGACTCTAAATGAACGCCAACCTTTATTTTCGATATCCCAAGCACGTACAACATTCATACTATATTCAGTATCGGATTTATCCGTTGTCCGTGGGGGAACAGCACCTTCCATTAGAGTACATTTCATAGTACGCTCTGTACCATCTACTTTATCAAACACAACCGTGCAAATCCCGGCATGTAGCTCTTCAATCATCTGATCACGAGTCATTACGATTTTCTCCTATATCATTATAAATATCGCCCGCGAGAGCACGAACATCATCAATCCTATATTGGACTTCTTCCTTTGACCTATACATATGCTCTGCTTCTAAGGATTTTGCCTTATTGAGCATAATCTCGATTTTATCAACAAGCTGCTGCAAAGAATGGTACATTAACCTCTCCCGTTTTCCAAGTTTTCAATACGTTCCTTTAACCAATCTAAAATGTTTATACCTTCTTCAACAAGCCCGAGAGCATGTTGCCGATCGATTTCTCTTTTGAGAACAGTGATATGAAGAATATCTGCACTGGTTGTTTTATCAGTCCCAATCATTATCTAACCTCGTAGTCTCATGGTAAACTTCGCCATAGTGCTCTTTGGCATACTTGGAAGCATCTGTCCAAGCATTAATATTTTCACCGTCATATTTGTCGGTAAGGTTAACACGAGGAGCTCTCTCGCGCTCGTCATTTACATAAGTACGAACGAGCTTTCCTTTAGCATAAATTTTTTGCATACGCTTTTTGCGAGCTGAGATTTGTTTGATAAGTTCTAAACGATCAGCCATTTGTTTTTCGGTTAAAGCCATAATATAGAGTCTCCTAATTGTTATATGAATATTCTACCGCATTTAATATTAAATGTAAATGCGACATATTGTCACGCCCATTAGTTAGTCATAAAGAAATGCTTAACGCCTTCTTCCCAAAGAGTAATAGCACCGTCCCAAGTTTCGAACCCATACTCATCGGCAAAGTCGATTGAAGAAGAGGTATTAACTGAACCTTCGAAGCCGTACTCCTTAAGAGCCCAGCTAATGTCTTTAGCTGTTGCTGCTTCCATAACCAGATCCTTATTTGCGAACATTTCAATTAAACCGTTATTAGCTGCGATATAGTTGATAGCCATTTTTCAATCTCCGTTTCCTTTGTTACCTTATTAATATAATGGTTTTTTACCCAAATGTAAACCCCCCTCCCCCGATTTTTTTCAAAAAAAGTCTCTAATGAAAACAATGACTTATCATTTTTTTTCGAAAAAAGTGTTTTTTTTTTAGATTTTATGGATACGGGCTGTCGATATCCCATGAATTATTTGGCCCTCGCTGAACAAAAGTGAAAAAGATGTAAATTGACAATCCTGCAATCCAAGCAGCATCAATAGAGTAAAAACTAACTAGAAATGCTACCATGAGTGTAACAATTAAACTAGTTATCTCTTTTTGAGTCATCTCCAATTTCATTTTTCTTATCTTTCGCCGAAGCTATAGCTCGAGCTAAAGTGATTGTTTCCTTTAGCTGACGTATTTCTTTTTCCATTTCGGTTCGTGGTATTTCTATATCTTCTAACGTCTTATCATAAAGATAGGCGTTAAGGAAAAGTATGGCAACTAATAGTGCTATAATTGACAACAGTATTACCTCTAACATACATTACCATTGACTTGACAATTGGCCTTTGTTTACTGGCTTACACTTCCACTGATATGGCTTAAAACCAGACATAGTTAAATGTATAGCTTGGGACATTTCTAAAGCCCGAGCTTCACATCTTTCATATGTTTTATATGGTCCTCTCTGGTCTTCTAGCACTACACACTGATTGGGATCAGATATAAGACAAGCTAAAACTAAAGCGATATACATGTTCTATTTCTTTCTATATTAAACTGCTGAATATACTACAAATATTAATCCGCCACCGCCTATAATTGTACAGGCTGCAACAATCATTACCATTTTAATCATTTCCCAAAATTCTTCTTCTTCTTGTCTTTTTTTAATTGCAGCTATTCTTTGTGCTTCTCTTGCCTCGGCAATTCGTTTTTGGCGTTCGTCTAAAATACCTTGCCACGTTCCAGGCCCAAAGCGCATATCAACAAGATTGCGCATTTCTTGCATTTTTTCTTCAGCAAGTTTGGCATCAATCATTTCTTGTGCAACAGATTGAACCCCAAATTGGTCTCTTAAACCTACACCTGATTTTTTATTTCTTTTCTTTTGTACTTCTTCAGTACCTTTAAAAAGACCGTCAATTGCACCAGCTATTTCACCTATGTCTTTAGCTGTATCAATATTCGATTTAATAAAATCGACACTAGACTTTACTAGTGCTATTCCAGCTAGTATTTCTGCTACCGGCATATCGATCTACCTTTTTTTGTGTTAGATAGATATACTTCAAAATGTCATGAAAAGTCTCACCCTGTATATTTATAAGAATAATAGCTCCAATATATTATATAAATACATTATGATTCAATTAAAAAGAATCAACAGTGCGCTCTCTTATAACGGAAGGAGAAGAGAGATGAAATATTATTTAATATTTTTTATAATGATGTATGCAACATCAGTATTTGCCCAAGAAGGGCCAATGTGGAGATCAAAACCAGTCCAATGCGGTAGTGCCGAATCTGCACTACAGATAATACAAGAGGCCGGTGAGAAAGCACTAGTTGGCGGTTTTAGTAATATCCGTGTAGAAAATGAAACACAACAACATCCGTTTTATCTTTTTATAAATTCGGAAACAGGTACGTTTACTATAATCGAATATCATCTTTTACCAGATGAAATTTGCGTCCTTGGCTATGGCTCGGGTATAGATTTTGATGTTCAGAAATATTTTGAAAAGAAAACAGAAAGCTAATCGCCTTGATATATTTTAAGGAGATGTGATTCGAATTCTTCTACTTTATTCAATCGATTGGGCCACAAAATATATTCTTTTTCAGGATTCTTTTTTAGATTATTCAAAAGAGGCGTGACTGCATTGTACAGTCTGTCTAGTTTATCTTGTGTGGAAGTTGCTGTTGTAGTAGTCTTTTGAACTACTTCAAGCTCTTCTTCGTCTACGGCTGTGAAGCCAAAATCAAATATATCGTCTGACATTATGCGTATCCTACTACACAGTACCTTTCGTACGGTACTGGCTTTTCTATTTGGATCGTGCCTTTATATCGAATATCATTTATATTATTCTTAATGGCAAGATCTTCTTCGTGCTCAATAGTATTTATATGTTCTTTTACTGCAGTATAGTTATTTGAAGTAAGAGCATAAAGTGGGCCAGGACCACTGCGTATATCATCCATATGTTCGCAAGAAGGATTAATAATCAGATCATACTGCTCAACAAAAGAAGATTTAGAAAAAAGACTAACTACATCACCGTGAAATTCGGTATAGTTTTGTGGCATATTATTTATTTCAAAATATCTCTGCCTATCCCAGTGGCATTTAGAATCTTTATCATGAAAATGCCAGTTTTCAACGTTATCCTTCATTAACTCATAAAGAAGAATACTGTTCCAGCTACCGAGTACAGCTACATTTTTAAAGTTTTGTTGAATTTTTAATATATTATCAACAAGCCATAATTTTGAGCGTATCTGATTTGGTTTAAAGGATTCAAGAAAATCTGTACTTTTTCTTTCCCAAGCTACTTGACAAACTTTTCCTAAAATATCTTCAAACATTAATCCAATCCTTATAATCAAAACCAAAAATAGCTGAACGTTTCGGATTATTACCTGCAACAGCACGATGTGGCCATCCAGTATTAATAAACCAAATCTCCCCTGGCGACATAGTTAACTTATATTCATCATCCTTTGTTTTAAATTCAAGAGATGAATCAGTATCCTCTAAACAAATCTGGGCTCTACAAATAACACTGGTATCAGTATCAATATGCCAATTTAATTCATGCCCGGGTTGCATCTCTGCAAGACGGAAACGGTATACGTGTTTGAAGTACTTTTCTAGGTCCATTAGTGTAAAGAGTGGGGGATCTACCCATTCGACATAAGCATGTTCATCCACCTGCGATTCATCACCTTCTACCCTTTGCTGTAATAGAACTTGTCTATACTTATCTTTTACATTAAAAACTTCTTCATAATTACAATTTTGGCTAATACCATAATTATCCCCACCGATATCATTCTGTGGATTGGTATAAAGTATTTCTTTTAGTTCTTCAACTGCTAATGGAGATAGGTCTCCAATTTTTTTAAAAACTGGTAACTCATGCCTCCGAGGTCCTGTGCCTCGTACTCTTAGCCGTTTAGTTTGTTCTATTAAACATTTCTCTGTATTCATTCTCTAACATCCTGGGTAGATGTGGTTCATTACCTGCAAAAGTAATATGCTGCCAGCAATCTGGGTCATTTGGATTACAGCACGTCTGTACCATATTATTATCTATCCTCCAACGAAAACCACTATTATATGAAAGCTTTTTAGTAAATCTGTTTATTGCATTTTTGCGACCCGCTTGCATTGACACGAATACTGTTTTCCAGTCTCCAATGTAATTTAACTGGTAAGGTAACAGCCTAATAGTCGGGCTCCTAAAAGTATCGTTTTTTGGATGCGCAAATCTTCTATAATCTCTGTATATGTATGTTCGTGTCAAAACTCTATAACAGTCTTCATAGTATTTCTGAATAGTAGAAAAGGCAACAGGAACGTCATCATCAAACAGAAAAAACCATTCTGGATATTTTTTATAAGAAGTTTGTAGTTGATGAAACCAGTGGGAATTTTTACTATCCCATTTGTTAGTTTCTTTTTCAAGCCATACTAAATCCCTTATAAAATTATCAGAACCGTATTCAGAAAGGGTTAAGACTTTTTGATTAATCGAATAAACCATGCTGCTGGATCCCACTGCCACCACTTCTTACCAATCTTCCAATCAGAAGAATTTTCGTGATGGTTAATATGCCAACCTTCTCCCATTGTAAAAATATTTACAAGAATACTATTACAAACCTTACCGTTTCTATGACATAAAGTATTTAAAAGACCGAAACCAATATATCCCCATACCATTGGCATAATAATAAACCAGAACCAATTATCTATTCCAATAAACAGCCAGCTTATAAAAATAGTAACTGTGCGTATAAATGTATGATTCTTATAGAACCACATTACCCGTTTATTTTTTAGTAAGTCTTTAATATATCGACGTGGTATTTTTTTGAGCTTCCAGGTAGAAGTCAAAGTTTTGAAAATACCAATATATTTTGGAGAGTGAGGATCAAGGAACGTATCGGAATGTTTGTGGTGCATGCGATGTGCACCAACCCATCCAAGACAATGCCCTGATCCTGATAATGGTCCTAAAACCAAGGTCATATATTCAAACCAGACAGGGGCAGAAAAAGACCTATGTGAAAAATAGCGATGGTATCCAGCTGAGATTACCGTTGTAGCTAAAAAACTCCACCATACAAAACTATAAATTAAGTAATCAATACCATAATAAATCATATAACATTATTTCTTTTTTGCTATAGCGTCTGCTCCAAAAAATGCTGAAACCAAAACTGCAATAGATGCAAAATATGTTGGTGCTATATCTGCAATTAGTTCTGATGCCTTATCCATACCAAATCCTGAGGTAATTGCAATACCAATAGGATAAATTAATAAACCGATTAGTGAGAACCAAGCCATTTTACGGATTGCATCTCTTTGAGCATCAGCATCTTCAAGTGCTTTCCTTTTAAATTCCAGGTGCATTGCCATCTCTTCTTTAGAGATGTGGCCGTCACCATTTGTATCTGCACCTTCGATAGCATCTGCATCGATTGTTATCTTTTTATTTTCTTCTTCAGCCATAAGACTGTCTCCCTTTTTTATGTTATTCATAATAAGGTGAACAGTCTTTAACTATTCAGTTATCACTAGTCTTTTTGATCTGGAAAGTATTTATTCGCCATTTCCAGAAGATCGTCGTAATCAGCGATTTGTTTCATTTCGATTTCAATTGCTTCAATAATATCAGAATGTTCCCCAATCCCAGCAGGGTTAGCAAGATATACTTCTATATTAGCACAGTGTTTTTCGATATGTCCAACAGCATGTGCCTTAAAAGCATTTAGTAATATTTTTCTCATTTCATTCGCTTCACTCATTTTACAGGTTCCTTATTTCCAAATTTTCTTTCGTATGAGGGATCATTTGCATATGCATCTGCCCATCTATTTTCCGTAAATCTAGCAAAATAA